CCGCTGCCGAGACAAACAACCGGGCTGACTACACCGCGCTGACCACGTGGGGGGTGTTCATGAACGAGGAGAGCACCGGGCCGGGGGCGAACACGTACAACATCATCCTGCTCAACTCTATAAAGAAGCGCGTGGAGTTCCCCGAACTCAAGAAACTCGCCCTTGAGGAGTATCAGGAGTGGGAGCCCGATGCGTTCATCGTTGAAAAGAAGTCTTCGGGTACGGCGCTGTATCAGGAGATGCGGCGTATGGGTTTACCCGTGCAGGAGTACACGCCACACCGGGGTAGCGGAGATAAGTTAGCGCGTCTAAACTCCGTTGCAGACATTGTGCAGTCTGGCCTGTGTTGGGTTCCGCAAACCCGATGGGCTGAAGAAGTCGTGGAGGAGATCGCAGGATTTCCGTTTATGAGCAACGACGACTTGGTGGACTCCACGGTGATGGCACTCATGCGGTTCCGTCAGGGCGGCTTCATCCGTTTGCCTACCGACGAGAAGGATGAGATTCGCTATTTCAAGAGCCCGCGCCGAGCCGGGTACTACTGAGGATTAGTTTATGGCAACCAACTTTGACCCCGCACTGAGTCCCTTGGATCCCATGCTCATGTCTGATGAGCCTGCTGTGGAGATCGAGATCGAGGATCCTGAGAGCGTCAACATCCGCGCAGGTGGGGTTGAGATTGAACTGGAACCCGAAGACGAGACGGCGGAGGATTTCGACGCAAACCTCGCCGAGTACATGAACGAGGGTGCCCTGGAGACTTTGGCATCTGAGTTGGTGGGTCTGGTGGACGCGGACATCTCCAGTCGCAAGGACTGGTCAGATATGTACGTCAAGGGGCTTGAAGTCTTGGGGATGAAGTACGAGGAGCGTGCCGAGCCGTGGCTTGGAGCGTGCGGTGTGTACTCGCCCATCCTGACCGAGGCAGCGATCCGGTTCCAGTCGGAGATGATCACCGAGACATTCCCGGCTCAGGGGCCGGTCAAGACCCAGATTATTGGTGAGGTCACTCGCCAGAACGAGGAGGCGGCGGAGCGGGTTCGTGACGACATGAACTACCGCCTGACCGACGAGATGATCGAGTACCGCCCGGAGCATGAGCGTCTGCTCTACAACCTGGGCCTCGCAGGTGCTGCGTTCAAGAAGGTGTACTACGACCCGACGATGGGGCGGCAGTCTGCACCGTTTATTCCGGCTGAAGACATCATCATGCCGTACGGTGCGTCAAACGTGTACCGTGCCGAGCGCGTCACGCACGTGATGCGTAAGACTAAGAATGACCTGAAGAAGTTGCAGGCCGCAGGGTTCTACCGCGAGGTAGAACTGGGCGAGCCCGTGCGGATCTTCACGGACATCGAGAAGAAGAAAGCCGAAGAAGGTGGCTATACCCTGACCGACGATGATCGGTATCAGGTGATTGAGATTCACGTGGACTGGGACATGCCCGGTTACGAGAGTGAGGACGGGGTGGCATACCCGTACGTCGTCACGATTGATCGGGGGTCACAGAAGGTTCTGGCAATCCGACGTAACTGGGAGGAAGGCGATGAGCGACACCTCAAGCGACAGCACTTCGTTCAGTACACTTATATCCCTGGCTTTGGTGCTTATGGCCTTGGCTTCATTCATATTATTGGTGGCTATGCTCGTGCAGGGACCGCAATTATTCGCCAGTTGGTCGATGCGGGAACCCTCAGCAACCTCCCCGGCGGTCTCAAAACCCGAGGTCTCCGAGTCAAGGGCGACGACACGCCCATCGCCCCAGGCGAGTTCCGCGATGTAGATGTACCGTCCGGTTCCATCCGCGACAACATCATGCACCTGCCGTACAAGGAGCCGTCGCAGGTTCTGGCAGCACTGCTTGACAAGATTACCGATGAAGGCCGTCGCCTAGCGGCTATCGCTGATCTGAACATCAGCGACATGTCGGCCCAGGCTCCGGTGGGTACCACCCTGGCCCTGTTGGAGCGCCAACTCAAAACAATGTCGGCTGTGCAGGCCCGCGTGCACGACAGCCTGAAGATGGAGTTCCGTCTGCTCAAGCAGATCATCAGGGACTACATGCCGGAGGATTACTCTTACGTCCCCGTGGGTGGTGACCGTGCAGCCAAGCAGGCTGACTATGACCTCGTGGAGGTGATCCCGGTCTCTGATCCCAACGCCTCGACGATGGCGCAGCGGATCATGCAGTACCAAGCCGCTCTCCAGTTGGCTCAAGGTGCTCCGCAGATCTATGACCTGCCGCATCTGCATCGTCAGATGCTTGAGGTCTTGGGTATCAAGAACGCCGAGAAGTTGGTGCCGGTCGAGGAGGATCAGAAGCCTCGTGACCCGATCAGCGAGAACATGTCGTTCCTCACGGGCAAGCCCACCAAGGCGTTCATCTATCAGGATCATCAGGCACACATCGCCACGCACATGGCGCTGATGCAGGATCCGATGGTGGCCCAGATGATCGGGCAGTCGCCGATGGCGCAGCAGATGGGCGCAGCGATCATGGCTCACATCTCTGAGCACATGGCGTTTGCCTATCGTCAGCAGGTTGAGGAGCAGTTGGGTGTGACGCTCACGGCTCCTGACGCTGAGTTGGACGAGGACACCGAAGTTCAGTTGTCACGTCTGGTGGCCCAGGCTGCACAGCAACTGCTTCAGAGCAACGTCCAGAAGGCACAGCAGGCTCAGGCTCAACAGATGGCCCAGAACCCGCAGTTGCAGATGGCGCAGCAAGAACTCATGCTCAAGGCAGAAGAACTCAAGCGCAAGGAAGCCGACAGTCAGCGTGACTTCCAGATTGCGCAGGAGAAGATCCGCCTGGAGCGCGAGCGCATCGCCGTGGAGATGCAGAAGGAGCAGATGCGTCAGGCCAGTCAGGCTCGTCAGAACGACAAGCGCCTGCGTGCTGACATGATCAAGTCGGTAATGAAGCCTAAACAAGCACCAAAACAGTGAGGTTCTAAATGGCAACCACTGCGTTCTCCGTGGTTTTGAAAGAGATAGAAGAGCACCGGGAATCCATCGCCCGGGCCTTGATCGACGGTACCGCGAAAGACTTTTCAGAGTACCGAGACATGTGCGGTCAGATCCGAGGTCTCTCGACCGCGCATATGTTTATCAATGACCTTGTGCGAAAGATGGAGCAATCTGAAGATGAGTGAAATCCTCCTGAGTACTGGAGAAGACGCCGTGCCGACCACCCTGCCCGAGACGGCAGAGGAAAAGGCCAAGCAACTTCCCGATCCTTCCACCTACCACCTGCTCTGTGCGTTACCAGAGATTGAACGGGAGTATGAGAGCGGGATCGTCAAGTCAGGGCAGACCATGCACTTCGAGGAAGTCATGTCTCCTGTCCTCTTTGTGATGAAGATGGGGCCGGACGCCTACGGCGACAAAACCCGCTTCCCAAGCGGCCCGTCGTGCAAGCCTGGGGACTTCGTTCTGGTGCGCCCCAACACGGGCACCCGCGTGAAGATTCACGGGCGTGAGTTCCGAATCATCAACGACGATAGCGTGGAAGCCGTGGTGCAAGACCCACGCGGCATCTCTCGCGCTTAAGGAGGTTTACATGCCATTGGATCAAGAAGCATTCAAGTTTCCTGACGAGAAGAAGCAGGAAGAAAAGCCCGACGAAATTCAGTTTGAGATTGAGGGCGAAGGCGTCCCCGAGGTTGAGGTTGTAGACGATACGCCTCCCGAGGATCGTGGCCGTGCCCCCATGAAAGAACCTCCCGCAGAGGTAACGGATGAAGAGTTGGCCCAGTATTCAGACGGGGTCAAGAAGCGCATCCAGCACTTTTCTAAGGGTTATCACGAAGAGCGTCGGGCAAAAGAGGCCGCTTTCCGTGAGCGGGAAGAGGCTGTGCGTCTTGCGCAACAACTCATGGAGGAGAACAAGAAACTCCAGAGTTCCCAGGGCCAAACCCAACAAGTACTGCTTGAGCAGGCTAAAAAGGTCGTCGAGAACGAACTTACCGACGCCAAGCGTAGGCTCAAGGAAGCCTATGAGGCGGGTGATTCCGACAAGATGCTAGAGGCGCAGGAGGCGTTAACCGCTGCCAAGATTAGGGCAGATCGGGTAAACAATTTTAAGCCTGCCCCTTTACAACAGGAAAAACCTGCGGTACAACCCGATCCACAACCAGTTCAGCAAGAGCAGGTTCGCGTCGATCCCAAAGCCGCTGCGTGGCAAGAAGCCAATACGTGGTTTGGTACAGACGACGAGATGACCGCCCTTGCACTGACGGTTCATCGAAAACTTGTGGAAAGTGGGGTAAGTCCAAACAGCGACGAGTATTACGACCGCATCAATACGCGGATGCGGCAGGTCTTTCCAGATGCGTTCCCCTCTGAGAAGACTGAGAAGCCCGTAAGAAAGTCCACTGTCGTGGCACCTGCGACCCGAAGCACAGCGCCCAAAAAGATCGTGCTGACCCAGTCCCAAGTAAACATCGCCAAACGGTTAGGACTGACGAATGAGCAGTATGCCCGTGCGGTTGCGGAAGAAATGAGGAAACAAAATGGCTGAGAATCGTATCTCTCGTGAATTGGATACCCGAGCAAAGATGGAGCGTCCCAAGCAGTGGATGCCCCCTGAACTGCTGCCGAGCCCCAACCCCGAGGACGGCTACGAGTTCCGTTGGATCCGTATCAGTACCCTTGGTACCGCTGATCCAGGCCACATTTCCGCAAAACTCCGCGAAGGTTGGGAGCCTGTAAAAGCCTCTGAGCACCCCGAAATCCAGATCATGGCAACTGGGGAAAAGCCCCGGTTCCCAGACAGCATCGAGATCGGCGGCCTATTGCTTTGCAAAACACCCAAAGAGTTTGTTGACCAACGCAACGGGTACTATCAGCGTCAAACTGATGGTCAGATGCAATCGGTTGACAACGCCTTCATGCGCGAGAACGATCCACGGATGCCCGTCTTCAAGGAGCGGCGCTCTGAGGTGAAGTTCGGACGCGGTTAAATCATTTTTGGAGTCACAAATGGCATACCCTGTTGTTGACGCTCCCTACGGTTTCAAAGCCATCAATGAGTTGAATGGCCTACCGTACGCTGGAGCAATCCGACAAATTCCGATTGCCCGAAACTACGGCACCGCCCTTTTCAATGGCGACCTGTTGCAGTTGACGACAGACGGAACCATCATCAAGACCGGCTATTCCGCCGCATCCAGCCCGAGCACGGTTATTGCCGGGGCTATCGGAGTGTTCGTTGGTTGTTCTTACACCAACCCCTCCACGGGTCAGAAGTTGTTTGCCCAGTACTACCCCGGTAGTGTTCTGGCTAACGACATCGTGGCCTTCGTTGTGGATGATCCTTCGGCACTGTTCAAGGTGGCGATGGTTGGTCAAACGTCCACCGAGAGCAACACCGCTTCGGTCATTGGCTACGCCAATCAGTCGTTCATTGGAACCAACGTGTACGCGATTACCGGCGTTGCTGGTAGCACCACCACGGGCAATTCCAAGATGGCTGTGTCTGGCGACGGCCCGACCAACGGCACCGGTAACGTCCGCGTGGCGTCTACCTCGCTGCCGTTCCGCGTCGTTGCTGTGGTTCCTGAAACGGCTTACTCCGTGTCTGGCACGGGTACCGCCGCTACTACGACCATCACGCTGGATGCTGCGGTTACTGGCCTTCAAGCCGGTATGGCAGTGACCTGCCCCGAGGCAAGTGCAGGCGGAAACCCTGGCGACTTCAACTATGTGACCAACGTGAACGGCACGACCA